ATCAATTCAATGGCTCGTGATTATCAATTAGCTCAAGAAAATATGTTAGTATTACAAGAAAGAGCAAAAGAAGCTGAAGAGTACCAAGATGAGTTAGCTTCTAAATTACGTCGTCACGACCTTACAGCACTGACCTTGCAAAAGCCAGGTCTTATCGAAAAGAGAGTTAATAATGCTACAGCTAAAATCTTTGATCAGCTCGAAGCCGATTCTGGCAAGCAGCCTACTATTACCGATAGCCCTAAGTAGTGGCTGTGCAACTATTGAACCGGAAGTAGTTGTAAAGACGGATTATGTTGTAAAAGACATTCCGATACAACCACAGCCAAAGCCCCTTAATTTACATAGGGTTAAGTTCTATGCTGTAACACCTGAGAATATTGATGACTTTCTATTGAAGTTTGAGGAAGAAGCGGGTGTTAATGTATTCTTTGCTTTAAGTGTGCCTGACTATGAGAATATGTCACTAAACGTAGCAGAGTTACGAAGATACATCAACCAACAAAAAGCAGTAATTTTATATTACGAAGACAGTATAAATACAATGATTCGAGAGACTCCAGAAGACACGGAAGAAGTAGTTCAAGAAGGAACTCTCAATAAGCTATTGGAGTGGTAATACTATGGAATTAATTGGAATTTTCTGTATAATGATGCTACCTCTTGTAGCAGGTGGTATAACTTTTATATTAAGCGTAAAGGTAACAGAATGACATTAGCAGATGGTTTTTTAATTTTTTGGATGGTAATAGTACCAATTATGGTGGCAGCGATGGCATATGGCGACAGAAAACCATCTTAAAGAGGTAAATAAAACGTACCTCCAGCATTTGTTAGGGGCCTGGAAAGTAGCTTTTATACTACTTGTACACGGGCTTCTACCAAATGTATGGACTCATACAGCCAGTGAGATACTTAATGATGACACAGACTGACTACTTTGCAAAGTCTATGACAAAGTTTTTTCGTTTCTTTGCAGATACATTCTTTGCAAAACGATACGGACATAGAGCAGTTGTTCTAGAAACAGTAGCAGGCGTTCCGGGAATGATAGCAGGGATGTTAGTGCATTTAAAAAGTTTAAGAACACATAAGAGAGGCTACGGGCCTATCATACGAAGACTACTTGCAGAAGCAGAAAATGAGCGTATGCACCTTATGTTTTTTATCGAGATCGTAGAACCCAGCAAGCTGGAGCGGGGTCTCATCATACTGGCACAATTTTTATTCTGGCACTTTTACTTAATAATGTATCTAATCTCTCCTCGCACAGCTCATATGATGACACATTATTTTGAGGAGGAAGCAGTAAAAAGTTACACAGAATATTTAAGTTTGATAGAAAGTGGGCAAATTGAAAATGTTCCTGCACCAACTCTTGCAGTTGAGTACTACGGATTGGATGCAGACGCAAATCTATCTACTATGATAGAACACATTCGCGCTGATGAAGCACATCACAGCAAAGTAAATTTGGAGTATGCTAATGTACTCAGATAAGGTATTAGATCATTATGAAAATCCTCGGAATGTCGGAAAACTTGACAAGAATGATGAAGATGTCGGAACGGGCCTCACAGGTGCTCCAGCATGTGGAGATGTCATGCAACTTCAAATCAGAGTATCGCCCGACGGAGTTATTGAAGATGCTAAATTCAAGACTTACGGATGCGGCAGTGCTATTGCTTCTTCATCACTACTCACTGAATGGGTTCGAGGAAAGTCCCTTGACGAGGCAGGAGAAATCAGCAATGTCCAAATTGCTCAAGAACTATCACTCCCGCCTGTAAAGATACATTGTAGCGTGCTGGCCGAAGACGCGATTAAAGCCGCAATTGCGGACTATAGGAGTAAACATTGAATATTGATAAACTTTATGAAGAAATTAAAGCAGATGAAGGAGAGGTTCTTGAAATTTATAACGACCACTTGGGCTACCCTACTTTCGGTGTCGGACACTTGGTCACGACAGAAGATGAAGAGCGTGGAAAGCCTACCGGCACTCCCATTACGGCAGAACGATCCAGAGAGTGCTTCGATAAGGATGTTGTCACTGCCATTAAGGACTGCGAACGACTATACGGACAATGGCACAATTGGCCGGAAGAGGTTCAATTAGTTCTAGTGAACATGGCTTTTAATTTAGGAGCCACTCGTTTAGCAAAATTTATGAATTTTAAAAATATGCTGTCTCAAGGAAAGTGGAAAGAAGCAGCAGTAGAAGGTCGAGACTCTTTGTGGTATCGGCAAGTTACGAACCGAGCCGAGCGGCTCATGCGGAGATTAGAAGAAGTTTAGTCTCCTTAGGAGAGAGGATGAAGTATTTACTAGGTCTGTTGGCTATTGTGCCCATTTGCGTAGCTGCAGAAACTGTAATTAATTATGATGACGGCTCTACTTTAACACTTGAAGATAGCGAAAAGATTCATGTAACAAAAGATACGCTATACCGTCAACAGAAGTATAACAACGGAAGAACTATTCAATTCAAAGTATTTCCCGAAACTGCTAGACGGGATTATGTAGAAGTAGATAACGGTACAGATGATACTTTGACAGTAGGAAGTCACGAATGGTGCAAAGCCTATGTTCCTTGGAGCGAGGGTCTAACCTTCGGCATGGCTTACTGGCAACGTGGGTGTGATACTAACAATAACGGCGTTTATGGCTGTGGGGACACAGGGTACGATGCTTCTGATGATGCAGGAGTCTGCAACTAATATGAAAGATTACATGGTTACTTTCGAAAAAAATGGATATAAAAAATATACAAGATTCAGTGAGTTTGATAGCGCAGTAAATTTTGCAGAGCACATGGCAATACTTTATTATTCATCTGTAGAGGTACGAACGTACACTACTGATGAACTTGTACATAGTGTAGACGCTAAAATAACTCTTGACAAAGAGCTTGTAGTTTAGTATAATATATAAAATTTTCGGAGTAACCATGAATTTATTTTACCTTGACGAAAATCTCGACAAGTGTGCAGAAGCCCATGTCGATAAACATATTGTAAAAATGCCTTTGGAAGTTGCACAGATACTATGTACTTGTATCTGGATAGACAATCTCCTGGGGTTTGTTCCTCGCGCTCTTACCAAAGAAGAGAATGCTATCCTGAATGAAGCCAAAGCTCCAGAGAAGCCTCTTAAACCTGAAGAGCGTACTGTTACTCCGTACCTGCCGATGATGTACAATCATCCTTGCACAATTTGGGCGAGAAGCTCACTCGATAATTTCGAGTGGACTCATTGTTATGGAAACGCACTTGGAGAAGAATACAGATATAGATATGGAAAACAACACAAATCAGTCACAGTTATCAACGAATTACCCGAGCCAAAGCATTTTGAACGAGTGGGGTTCACCACGTTCGGACTTGCGATGCCTGAAATCCTCAAAGACTATGACAACCCTATACAGTCTTATCGTGACTACTATCATCTCGATAAGGCTACTTTTGCCGCTTGGTCTCACAGAGCAGCTCCCAGTTGGTGGGATGAGTCTCTTGCTGACTATGAACAGAGGATCACAGCGAAATGAGCGATGATGTATGCCCAAAGTGTGGTGAGTTTCTAACAGGAGATGGATATAGTAATGGAGATCCTGTACGATGCCCAAACGCCTTAGAAGAAGATTGGTGGTATAGTGAACCGGATAGCGGGCCTTGGTACTGTAATTTTGAAGAGGAAGACGAATGACAGATAGTGTAAATAAGCCTCCGCATTATACAGCACACCCAAGCGGAGTAGAGTGTATACAAATTACAGAGCACATGAACTTCTGCTTGGGTAACGCTACAAAGTATATATGGCGAGCAGGACTCAAACAGAATGAAGTAGAAGACCTAAAGAAAGCTGTGTGGTATATTAACAGAGAAATAGAGAGGATTGAGAATGGTCAAGAAGAGAGACTACGAGAACCTAAGCCCAGAGAATGTGCAGAAAGTGAAAGACCTTCTAAATCCTCTGGACGGGTCGAAAGCTATAACAAAGAAAGAAGCTTGCGGAATCTTGAATATTTCGTACAATACAGCGAGACTCTCTAAGATTATAGAGGATTATGATGAAAGAACCGCATATGTACAGCTACGAAAATCTCAAAATAGAGGTAAAGGCGCCAGCCAAATGGAAATTGCAGAAGTCATTCGAGATTACCTACAAGGGGATTCGATTGCTGCCATCGCCAAGTCCTTGTATAGATCCTCCGGATTTGTCAAGTCTCTTGTGGAAAAAGTCGGTATCCCTAGTCGAGGAGTATCTAAAGAAGAGCGGACTGAAGTAGGTTATTTACCCGAAGAATGTGTAGCAGAAGATTTTAGAATTGGACAAATTGTATGGTCTGCTAGGCATCATGCTCCTGCGGAAATCTGTCAAGAGCTTTCAATACATTATCAGGCAGAAAGTGCTGGTTTCAAAGATACAAACTATGAAAAGAAGTATGGCGCAAAATGCTATACAATATGGGTAAGAGAGCCTTTCGACACTGACAGAGAGTTCTGGATTAGTGGTATTGAGACTGGAGGATTCTTTGCAAGTTCTCTAGCGTATGACCTGGGTTCCCTAGAGCATTTAGAAAAATACGGAGTTGACTTCTCACGTTTATAAAAATATTTCTTGACAACTTCCTTATATTGAAGTATAATATAATTTCAAAAGTGAGGGAACCAATGGGCGACCGATTTTATCAACAACAACTTAACCGCTTGGGTACTTGCCCAGGTTCAAAACAACCAAAGAGGAAACGAAGAATGGCATGGGATGACGACAAGAAGGCTCAGGCAGTAACAATGTATGAAGAGCAAGAGCCTACCCCCGAAACTAGCATGGAGATTGTCAAAGCAATCGCAGAAGAC